GGACGGCTTACTACTGGTATCACTTATCTGCACAACTGACGGTGTTTACGGACTGGGAGATAATCGAATGAGATTTGGGGAAGTGATTCAAGCCTTGATGGCTGGTGGCGGTAACGCAGTATGGCGCGGTGAGTGGGGAGGAGCCGTATTCCTGCGGTACTCCGAAGTGTGGAATATCTTTGAACTTCATGGCCCAAAGGGACGGGTAACGCAACTTGAAGAGTTGAGCCTATCACCCGGTGATTTGTTTGCTAACGACTGGGCAGTAGTTGTACTGGATCCACGAACCGGAGAGGTTGCAAGATGACATGGACACAAGCCGTAAGGGCAATGCGTAAAGGTCAGAAAGTTAGACGGCAAACATGGGATGCCCATGCTGGAGACCTTTGGATTTCTTTATCAAAAGTAGATGCACGAGAAGATGGATTTGGAATATGCGAGTTTATAAACTCTAGCGACGATCTAAAAGGACTAGCAAAAGCATATGAGCGAATCGGGGTAAATGTTACGCCGTCATTCCATATAAATCGTGCTATGGCAGAAACACTGGCAACCGATTGGGAGGTTGCCAAATGATACCTTTTGCCATTGGTGCTTTGGTGGGGGCTGGTTGCGTGGCGATATGGTCAGAGTTGTATACACGCTGGCTGTATAACGATGTCAAGCGTAGGGCTAAAGATCAGGGCATCAGCAAGGATAAACTCCGCGCTGCTATGCTGTGGGCTACCAGCGCGGAGCTAAGGAAGAATCTTGATAGTGACTAAAGAAAAGGAGTACGAAGATGGCAGCACAACCCGGAGCAGGTAGACCAACCAAGTACACACCGGCAACGGTAGCAAAGCTCACAGACGCTCTGCGAGGTGGTAACACCCGCAGGGCTTCCTGTGCTGCCGCTGGCATAAGTCAGGAAACATTGGCTAGATGGTTAGCGGAAAATGTTGATTTTAGGGATGCTATAGAAAAGGCTGAGGGCGAAGCCGAGCTGCGCAACCTTCAGGTCATCCAAGATGCAACCCGCACTACTTGGCAAGCGGCCGCATGGTGGCTTGAACGTAAGCACAAGGCCGACTGGTCATCTAGGGTAGAGCAGACCGGGGCGGACGGTTCACCGGTTAAGGTAATCGTGGAGTATGCGGATAAGCCATAATGCCAGACATACGATTGGTTCTCCCTCGACCTCATGAAGCACAGCAGGTGATAATGGCACAGGCAAGGCGATACAACGTCCTTGCCTGTGGCTGAGTAGGTCGAAGATTCGGAAAGACCACGCTGGGCGGTAACTTGCTCAGTGACCCGGTGCTTATTGACGGCTTGCCCTGCGCGTGGTTTGCCCCTACCTACCGCTTGCTTGAAGAGGCATACGCCGATCATAAGAGAATCTATGCTCCGGTTATCCGCAGGGCTGTACAAAGCCCCGCACCGCGCATCGAGCTTATAACCGGGGCAGCCATCGATTACTGGACTTTAGACGATCCAAGCACGGTTGCCCGTGGTCGTAAGTACAAGCGGGTCATCATTGATGAGGCAGCCATGGCACGGCATCTAGAGCAAGCCTGGACGGAAGCCATACGCCCAACTCTAACAGACTTCAAAGGGGATGCGTTCTTTCTGTCAACGCCCAAGGGTAGTAACTACTTCCGAACCCTCTACAATCAGGCCGCTACCGATGCCGACTGGATGTCTTGGCAGATGCCTACCACGGCTAACCCTTGGATAGACCCTGAAGAGGTAGGCAAGGCTGGTGAGTCCTTGCCGAGCATCGCGTTTAGGCAAGAGTACCTCGCGGAGTTCGTGGATGCTGCAGGAGCGCGTATCAAGCGGGAGTGGTTACGCTACGGTGATTGCCCTGAAGGCCTACCAACCTACATCGGTGTTGACCTTGCCATCAGCACTAAGAGCGAAGCAGACTACACCGGCGTTGCGGTAGTGAGCCGTGGTGACGATGGCACGATCTACGTTAGAGACATCAACCGCACCCGCGCGGACTTTGCTTCCGTGCTACGCTTCATCGAGGCTATGGCGGCTAAGTGGAATCCTAGCATGATCGGCATCGAGCAGGTGCAATACCAAGCCGCTGTCGTGCAGGAGCTTCTACGGCGTACAAAACTTCCTATCCGGGGCATCCGCCCAGACCGCGACAAAGTGACCCGCTTTGCGCCTCTAGAAGCCCGGTACGAGCAAAGCCAAGTCATGCACTGCCAAGGCCTACCGACTTACTTTGAAGATGAGCTACTATCCTTCCCGGTTGGGCGGCATGATGACGTGGTAGATGCCCTGGCGTATGCTTGGCAGGTGTGCGGATCTAAGCGTTCTTGGGGAGCCGTCTAAAATATATACCTCTATACCCTTGCAGTATATATACCTAAAGTGTATATTGTTGACATCAAGCAGGGAGATAGAGATATGAAACTGAAGACCGCAAACAAAGAGATTCGCCAAGTGTTGACTGAGGATGGCGTGGTTGTTGATGTAGCACCGGTTGGTACTTGGCAGTGTGCCGGTGAATGGGCAGAGTCGCTTATCAAGATGAACGCAGACACTGAGACATCTTGGTACTACGAAGGCTCAAGCGAAGACGGCAACATCAAGACCTACATCGTAAGCGGAGACGCATACCGCTATGAGATGAAAACAATCTAAACCGCCAACCGCCACAGGCCCCCGCAAGGGGGCTTTTTCTTTTGCCTATACACTTGCAGTATATATATCTATGGTGTATATTATCTACATCCAAGGGGATACAGGAGATAAACAATGGAAACAATCATCGCTCACCTCGAAAACGCAGTAAACGCTGAAACCCGTTTCAAGCAGTTGATCGCAATCAAAGCCGCAAAGACAGCACATGACGCTAACGGTTTTCATGCAGACGTTCGATCAACCATCGACGTTGCATGGGACTGCACACAAACACAAGCAACCTTTGAATGCACAAAGTACCACGCACAGAATGCACTAGATATGGCAAACATCTGCTGGGAACTTTACAAGGCAGGAACCCTGAACTAAACACAGGAACCCACAGGCCCCCGCAAGGGGGCTTTTTCTTTTTGTGGGATACTGCTAGCATGGGTATCTTTGACCGCTTCCTTGGGCGTAAAGCCGCAGCCAACCCGACACAGGCACTACCGCTGCCGTTGTCTCAGTCTAGAGACATCTACCTAACCGGTTACGGCTCTGGTCAACTGCAAACACTCCTGCGCCGGGCGCTCCCTGGAAGTACTAAGGACTGGGCTAGAGTTGCCGGTGACCTTGGGCTGAATGGGGTTGTCGCTAGTGCCATTGATTGGTACGTCAGGAACTATCCACAAGCAACACCACGGCTTTATAGACCGGTAGACAGCCAACAGGCTGAACCGGTAGAAGACCACCCGGTGCTACAGCTCATGGCTCAACCGGATCCGATGATAATGGGTAGCCTTTTCTGGGGCTGGTGCATCCAAGACTACAAGTTGTTTGGCAATACTTACCTGAGAAAGATTCGCTCTTCCACCCGTGGCACCGTGACCGCTTTGCAGTTTCTACCGCAGGACATGGTTAGACCGGTTGGTAATGGCGTAAACCCTTTGACCCACTACATCTACACCACGGATGGCCGCTCCTTTGACATCCCGGTAAGTGACATCATCCACATCCGGTACGGGCGTGACCCTAGCGACATCCGCATAGGTAGAGCGCCGCTTACCGCTGTCCTGCGGGAGATTGCAACCGACAACACCGCATCCACTACCGCATACGGCTTGCTTGCAAACGGTGCTATGCCTTCATTGATTGTCGGGCCTGATGCCAAAGAGACCAGCGTAGACATGAGCATGGATGATGCTCGGCAGGTGAAGCGCCAACTTCACGAAGACCTTACCGGGGACGGTTCCGGCGGCATCGTGGTAATGACCGGTGCGTACAAGATGGATAGGGTTAGCCTTACTCCTTCCGAGCTTGCTTTGGATTCTGTGAGGCGCGTACCGGAAGAGCGTATCTGTTCAGCCCTGGGCATCAACCCTATGGTCTTAGGGCTTGGTTCAGGCTTAGAGCGCTCTACCTACAGTAATTATGAACGCGCCCAACAGGCGGCTTGGGAAGACGGCATGGTGCCGCTCTTGCGTACCTTGGCGGATGCTATCACCGCTGACCTGCTACCGGAATACCCTGAAACACAGCAGGGTGATTACCTGATGTACGACCTTGAAACGGTCAGGGCGCTTGCTGACGATATGCAAGCGGAAGCCACACGGGCAGAGCGCCTGTATAAGTCTGGCATTATTGATCGTGCTGAAGCCAAGCGCATAGCCGGGCTGGAAGCCGTGCCGGAAGATACCGGGGTTCTGCATCCATCCGCTATCAGCGTTCAGGCTGGCACGGGTGCATCGTTAGCAGAGACAACCAACGCGGCAGGTATCCTCATTCGTTCCGGTTACGATCCGGGTAGCGTTACCAACTTCCTGAACCTTCCAGTGCAACACACGGGAGCCGCACCGGTTACCCTGCGGGATGAAGCCAAAGCGTACGAGATGAAGTTTGTACCGAACGCTGGCATGGTCGAAGCCGCGCAACGGGCGCTAGATTGGAAAGCGGAAGGGTTCGACGGCGGGACGCGGGTAGGCCTTGCGCGAGCAAACCAGATTGTCAACGGTGAGAAACTATCCGAAGACACGATACTGCGGATGTACTCATTCTTTAGCCGCCATGAAGTAGACAAACAGGCCGAAGGGTTCAACGCTGGTGAAGAGGGGTTCCCCAGTCCGGGGCGTGTAGCCTGGGACTTGTGGGGCGGTGATGCCGGGTACCGCTGGGCAACATCCAAGCGGGACGCAATGCAGCCAGATGGCAAAAGCCTTGACGGTGACCACGTATGCACTCCGGGGGTAGTGTACAAGTCGCACCCTTTTTACGGGTACGAGCTGGAGACCAGCTCAAGCGAGTAGACACCGGGACGGGCAGGATTTATGCCGCTGGGCAGAAGTACCGGAACGACCTGCTGGAGCGTGAAGGTGTAGCCATCAGCCGTATGCAACGCGCATACAAGGCGGCAACCAAGGCCAGCATCGATGAGCTTGAAGCGCTGGAGGGTAGGATAGCCGAGCGTGAAGCCAATGGCGAACCACCATCCGAGACAATCCTTTGGATGAGACAGCGCATCATAGATAACATCGAGGAACTTGGAAAGAACCTGAAAAAGTTCAGCATCGAGGGGGCAACGATTACAGCCGATGGACAGCTACAAAGTGCCATACTTGCTAATGATGCAACGCCAAGCCTTGTGGAAGCGGCAGCGGGTAAAAAGCCCGCCGGGGTTACCCTTGGTACTAGCTGGACAAGTCTACCTGACGAAGCCTTGCAGGCCTTTGTCGGGTTCGCAGGCGATGGTAGCCCTTTGGCTGTCTTATTTGATGCCATCCCCCAAGTAACCACCGATGCCATGCAGATGGCTTTGGTGCAAGGCATCAGCCTTGGTGAAGGCCCACGCACGGTAGCACGGCGGGTACGCAAGGCGGCTGACATTGGTAGGCAACGAGCAGAGACTATTGCCCGAACCGAGATGATACGCGCAAGCCGTGAAGCACAGCGGCAACTCTATACCGACAATCCTTCCGTTACTGGATACCGCCGACAGGCTACGCAAGATAGCAGGGTATGCCTTGCTTGCTTGGCTTTGTCCGGCACCCTTCAGGCTACGGATACCATCATGCCAAGCCACCCGAACTGCCGGTGCGTGATGATACCGGAGACGCTCAGCTGGGCAGAGATAACCGGCGATTCATCGATACCGGATACCCGCCCAGAGGTTGCCACACCTGATCGGATTCTTGCTGGTTTATCAGAGTCTGAAAAGTTAGCCATCATGGGGCCTGCAAGATATCAGATGTATCTAGATGGCAAACCGCTTGCCGATTTCGTAGACGTGCAGGATAACCAAGACTGGGGGCCTACAACTCGCGTACTGCCCTTACGGAGCCTTGTGTAGGTATGTGGGATAGTGGAGCCATGGACTTGCTGACATCATTCGTAGACGGGATAAAGAGCGACCGGCTTGGTTACGTCAAGGGCTACCTCGTGCGCTTTGGCGATACTAAGAACGCTGACCTTGAGGGCGATTACTTTACCAAGTCAACCGACTACGGATTCCCGATGACCGAAGGTAAGCGCGTACCGCTCAACGTTTACTATCATCACGGTATGGATAGTATGGTAGGCAAGAAGAGCATCGGTACAGGCTACATCAAGATGGACGATGTCGGGCTATGGTATGAAGCCCAACTAGACATGGCCGACGAGTACGGCTCGATGATCGCAAAGCTCTGCAAGCAAGGCAAGATGGGCTTTTCCTCCGGTGCCGCTGGTCATCTGGTAGAGCGCAAGAGCATGGGCGGTGCAGCCGAAATCACCCGGTGGCCTATCGCCGAAGCATCGATTACCCCGACACCAGCCGAGTATCGTAACAACGTCAAAAGCCTACAGGATATCTTTGAGATGCAAGAGACTAAAGCCGAGTTGCGGGTAGATGACTATGTAACCTGGAACTCCGCAGGCGGCAAAGCCCGTGGCCAGATTGTAGCCATCTCGGATTCCGGCCCGCTTAGCCCAGAGCCTAAAGGTGACCCGCAGATTGGCCGTACTGGCAACCCGGTATACAAGATTCAAGTGTTGGCACAGCAGGGCGATGAACTGGTACTGAGCAAGGTATCGGTAGTGCATCGACAAGACGCGCTTACCAAAATCAAGAAGCCAGCTAAGGGGTACGGCATGGATCCGATGATGGGTATGGATATGTACGGCATGGAAGACATGGATGAAATGGTCATGGCTCCAATGCCTGAACAGTCCCCGGAAGAGTACGCCATGTCGGTCTTTGATGAGTCTGAAGGTGACCTTATCCACGAAGGGCTTGAAGCCTACTACGATGCGCTCTGCGGGGCTATCGAGATGGTTTCCGATCAGACCATGGCGGATGCTGTTATTGATGAATTTGCTCGACGTGCTAAAGGCTTGTATGCCATGCACGGTATGAAGAGCGTACAACCCGCATCCCTGCGGGGTGTAGAGCGTCGACTGCGGGATGCAGTCGGTTTGTCACGGTCAAGTGCTAAGCGCTTGGCTCCCGTAGTCTGGGATTCTCTGCGGGATGCAGACCAGCCGGAAGAGCAGCCGTCCATCGTAGTAGAGGCGAAAGCCCATGATATTGATGAGCGAGCCGACATACTGGCACGCTTGGAGTTGTTGACACAACTATGAACCTTACACAGTTACAGAATCAAAAAGAGTCTGTGCTTGCTACCGCACGGGAGCTCGCTTCCGGTAACGGTGACCTCGCACAGGTCAAAAGCCTGATGGCAGAAGCCAAGGGCATCGAAGAGCGCATCGAGACCATCAAGGCACTTGGACAAGGTCACCCTGTAGCAACGGAAGTTGCAGCTGAACAGCCGTGGAAGTCCGGTGGTATTGGACGCAATCCATTTGTCGGCACCCGTGACGAAGCGAACTATAAAGCATACGCATGGGGTCAATGGGGACGCTCTATCATGGGCAACCGCAAGGCATCCGACTGGGTAAAAGCCAACCTGAAGGCACAGTCTGAAGGCACGACAACCGCTGGTGGCTTTACTGTTCCAGATCCACTGTCTTCCGACCTTATCTACCTCCGTGAGCAGTTCGGTATTGCTCGTCAGAACTGCCGCATCTACCCGATGAGTTCTGATGTCTTGAACGTGCCTAACGCCACGGCATCGACAACGGTCTACTATCCGGGTGAAAATACCGCTATCACGGCATCTGACCTGACATTTGCACAGGTCAACTTGGTTGCGAAGAAACCATCTGTCCTTACTCAGGTCTCTAAGGAACTGGCAGAAGATAGCATCATCGACTTTGGTGCAACCCTTGCCCGTGATATGGCATACGTCCTTGCTAAGGAAGAAGACCGTGTTGTTTTCAACAACGCAGTCGATTCTACATCTGGTCTTGATGGCATCCTCTATGCTGTTTACAGCAGCAACGCCACCAAGGCTAACATCGCTTCCTTGCAGGTATTTACAACCGGGCAGACCATCACCTACAGCCCGACACTTGCCAACCTGAAGGGCATGGTCGCAAAGCTCCCGACATATGCCGCTAACGCAAAGTGGTTCATGCATCGCGAGATCTGGTACAACGCCATTGCTCCTTTGCTTGATGCACTCGGTGGGAACTCAATCATGGACATCCAAAATGCGTATGGTCCTACACCTATGCTTTACGGGTATCCAGTCGTTTTCGTACAGAACATGGCTAAAACCTTGGCAGCAACCACGCCTTACATCTTGCTTGGTGACCTGAGCATGGGTACAGCGTTCGGTGACCGCCGAACCGTTACGATTGAAGTTTCCGACCAGTATTACTTCAATCAAGACGCGTTGGCATTCAAAGCCACAGAGCGCTTTGCTTTCAAAGCGTTTGACATCGGCAACGTTGATGCAACAGCAGCCAACCGTGTACCGGGTTCGCTTATCGTCGGAGCATCCGCAGCTACATAAGCCTAGCGGTTCGTATCTCAAGCCCTCGGCAGACGTGCCGGGGGCTTTTCCTTTGTGTGGGATACTGACACCATGATGACCAGAGCCGAGGCAATCGCACAAGTAAGTTTATTTGTGTCCGCTCAAAGTTACCCGCAGATGTCCACTACGGACATTGGCTCAATCCTTGATTCGTTCTCACGATTCACCACGTGGGCAGCTGCAACCACTTACGCAGTAGGTGACCGTGTAGTCCCTACAACGCCAAACGGCAGGGTTTATGAGTGCCGGGTGGCTGGTACGTCGGGTGCTAATCAGCCAACCTTTCCTGTGTATGCACCGTATCAAGTCAAAGGCTTTACCTTGGAAGATGGCACGGGAGACCCAACCTTGATGTGGGTAGACCAAGGTCCAATCAATACCGAGCGCTACGATGTTCGCACAGCAACTCGCCAAGCATGGCTGATCAAAGCATCAAGGGTAGCCGCAGACATCGATAGTAAAGAAGGTACGAGCGACGTAAAACTTTCCCAGTTGATGCAGAACTGCCTAACCATGGCAGACAAGTTTAGACCGTTGGTGTTCGCATGAGCCCTATCCTACGCGCCACATTGAGCGCTGGTATGGTTCGCAACCTTTGCCAAGACCGGGTAGAAATACACCGCTTCACGCTTACCGAAGATGGCCGTGGTGGTGCTACTGAGACATGGCGTAAGGTTGCCGAGTAC